ACGAACCGCAAAATACTAGCGATAAATTAGGTAGTGGACTTCCTTTTTGATAATACGGGGGTGTAAAAGCCCCCTAATTTAAACGCTATGGATTATTACAAAGTATTCTACTTCAGACAAAACGAACCCGCCTACTGGATCGGTAAAGCTAATTCAAAAGAAGATGCTATCAAACGAGCAGATGTATCTCCAAGTTTAGTGTACGATGTATGGCTGTTGGATGATTGGATGGAGTTTCAAGATGATAGGCGTGGTTATTACAAAGACAAGCTACCTGAGATTAAAAGAAAAAAAGTGTGTTGGGCAAGTGGATTTTACTCGGATAAGATTAAAGAGAATTAACATATTTTAACAAATTAAAAGCACCCTTAATCGAATAATATTCGTTATATTTACAGCGTTCGCTTCCACGACACAGAACATAAGGACTTTAGTTTGCCCTGATTAACGATTGCGATGTGGAAGCCGTGAGAGTTAGTTGGGGCTTTTCATTTAATTTATATTTTATGCGTTACATTTTAGATTGCGTAAACGAAAGAGGTTTACACTTGGAGTTTGAGACAGACTTAGACATGATTGAAATCACTATCAAAGACGATGATAGAAAAATGAATATCTATTTAGATTATGAAGGTTTATTTGAACTGATCGGAGCGTTACACCACATTCAAAAACAATTAAAAAAGTAATATGAGTGGGTGGATTAAAATACATAGAAAGGTTTTAGAGTGGGAATGGTACGATGATGCGAATACGTTTCGTTTATTTGTGCATTTACTTTTGAAAGCTAACCACAAAACAAAGAATTATAGAGGTGTTAGATTAACTTGTGGTAGCATAATGACTGGGCGTGATTTGCTAGCAAGTGAAACGGGTTTATCTGTTCAGCAAGTTAGAACTTGTTTAGAGCGTTTGAAATCAACCAACGAAATAACCATCAATTCAACGAAGCAAGGCACTATAATTCAAGTAGTTAACTATGAAAAGTATCAAGTATCAACCAACGATTCAACCGCAGAACAACCAACAAGTAACCAACAAGTAACCATTAACAAGAAAGAAAAGAATATAAAAGAAGTTATGCTCGATGAATGGGTTGATTATAGAAAGAAAATTAATAAGCCTTTGAAACAAGTTACCATAGACAACCTTTTAAAAGAGTTTGGATCACGTTCTGAAGATTGTATTAGATTTGTAATGAACGCTTCGATTACTAACGGATGGCAAGGATTGTTTTGGGATAAGTACATCGAGACTAAGCAACCAATTATAGACCCTCTTGTTGAACGTGCTAACAAATTAATTCAAGAACATGGTATTAAGTAGAGGAAGTGCAAAGAAGTACTTGCATGACTACCGAGATGGCAAGATTGCTCAAGGTTTAGGATTAGGATGTCAGCTTGATGATCACTTGAGGTTTAAGGTTGGTCAGTATAACGGAATACTCGGAGGTGACAACGTTGGTAAAACGTATTGGATGACTTGGTATATGTTAGCATTAACCACTAACCACAAATTAAAGTGGGGAATATGGATGGATGAAAATTCTAAAGGTCAGGTAATGCGAGATTTGATTCAGATATTATCGGGAACTCACTTTATGAACTTGTCGCACGAGCAAATTGATATGTATGAGGACATTTTAGAAGATTATTTTTTCTTTATAGATAACAGACCATCGTATAAACCACTTGACTTGTTAGCAGAATTCGAAAAGATAGATTGTGACGGCTACTTTATAGACCCTTTTAACCAACTTGACCACGATATGAACTACGAAAGCAATATTCAGTTTATCCGTAAGTTAAAAAGGTGGTGTAAGACAAATAAGAAAACAGCCTACCTATCAATGCACCCAGTTACAAGTTCGGGAAGAAAGATTAGTGAATACCCTAAAGGGCATGATTGGGAAGGTCAGCCAATGATCCCTAATAAATCTATGGCAGAAGGTGGTAAATTGTTTGCTAATATGTGCGATGATTGGGTTAATGTACATAGACTAACTAAATTACAATCAATGCAGTATTTTACTTTGATAGACATTGATAAGGTAAAGGATAAAGATACGGGAGGAAGCCAAACGATGAGCAACGATCCATTAATGTTTTATTATAACCACGGATTAGGATTTACAATCAATGGAAAAGACCCAATTAAAAGAGATTTCAAGATTACGAAACCACTTGAACCGAATAAAAGTTTCGACGATGGACTCCCGTTTTGAAATATTTAATAACTTAGCACCTAATAAAGACTTTTAACGCCTACGGCTATGTGCAGTAGCGGATTTGAAACACAAAACTTTAAATATAGAACAAATGATGATAATAGAACAAATGTTAAAGAACGCACCGAACCCGCTATTGCATATAGCCGATGTTAGTGGCAGTGCTTTGTTCAACGCTGATTGTATGGATATTTTACCTCTTATTCCTGATAAATCGGTTCAACTTATTTTGGCTGATTTGCCTTATGGAACTACGAAATTGAAATGGGATAGTGTATTAGACTTAAACAAGTTGTGGAAGGAATACGAAAGAATAATTACTGATAATGGAGCAATAATACTAACCGCTTCACAACCATTTACAACGGTTTTAATAAATTCAAATCCTGCTTTATTTAGATATGAAATGATATGGGTTAAGGATAAGCCAAACAACTTTGCACTTGCTAATAAAATGCCAATGAAATATCACGAAAACGTATTGATATTTTATAAGAAGCAACCGAAATACAATAAGCAAATGGAAAAACGTGATGGTGGATGTAAAAGATATAAATACGCAGTGAACTATGAAAACCAACAAAGCGAACATTTGACACTAAAAAATGGTGCAAAGTTTTTTGATATGGAATTTAAAAACCCATCAAGTGTTCAAAAATTTTCAACAGGGAGAAGGCAGGATTTGATACACCCAACCCAAAAACCGTTAGAAATGATGAAATATTTTATTGCAACATATTCAGACGAAAACGACTATGTACTTGATAATACAATGGGAGTAGGCACAACTTGTTTAGGAGCAAAAGAGTTGAACCGTTCTTTTATTGGAATTGAAAAAGAGGTAAAATATTATGATTTGGCAGTTGCTCGTGTGTTCGGGTAGCATTGCCACTAACGCTCTGCGGCTTTGTCTAGTGCCGAAAATTCAAGACTAATCATAAAAGTACAAACTAATTTTTAAATTTAAAACCGATGAGTGAAAACACAAAACCAAGTAAGGCATTAGACAAAACCGCTGTTATGCGTAGTTTGTCGGACGATGAATTATTAAGCAATGCTTTAAGATTTGCTTTTGCTAAATGCCCAACAGATGAACGTGGAGCATTAGTAGACTTTCAAAAATATAAAAGCACATTTTACGGATGTATGAAATGGCTTCGAGATAATTACGAACCTACTTGCGATGGTTTTTTAGGCGAGGTCGTTTCTAAGTAATTACGCATAACGGTTTGTGGCTTTGTGATGTTGCCGAAAAAACACACCTAAAACTTTAAATTTAAGACAGATTATGAAAGCAAAAAATAATGTTACAGTTCAATACCAAGACGGCAATAGCACAAAACCGCTGTTATGTGCTGGGCGGTTTATCAGCAATAAATTTAATTTGAAAACGAAATGAAACTTTTGCTTTGTAAAGAATGCCAAGATATAGTTAGATTGACTGATGTTAAAAGAACTTGTAAATGCGGTAAATTTGGTGGTAAATATATTGACGATTTAAACGCTGTTTACTTTGGCAAAATGGCTGTACCGATTGGATTTGCAAATAGCACATTAGTAAAGGCAGTTCACAACCAACCTAAAGATGGAATGGGAGAAAACTTTATCGCATTTGTGATACCAAAAGTTTGTTCAACCTATAAAATCGTTTTGGAACACGAATGTTAGCTTTGCACATAACGCAGAGGTTAGCGATGGCTTCAGTCTCGCTAATCGAACGTTATGCGCTCGTTTTAATGGCGCATCTATCTCTTGCTTATCCAATTAAACACAAATAATCCTATCACAATAAGCACACCCCACAGAATAAAAGATTTAATCTGTCGTAAAGGATTCGTTTTAACCTCTGTTTTAAGCGTTCTAACGCGTTCTTTGTATTCAATCTTAGTCTTGTATCGGATAAGTTCTAAAGTGTCGCGTAACGTCTTGTATTTATATCTAATTTCGTAACGTGTTAAAGGTGCTTTAGGCTCAGGACAATCTACTTGTATAGTTTTTTCGATAATTGAATCCTTTCCGTTGATTCGTAAAGTGTCATGTATAGTTATTTCAGTTTTCTGTACTTCAATCTTACCGCCTTTATCGTAGAATTTACGCAAGTGATACGCTGAAGAACAAGAAGCCATGCCCATAATAAGCATGAACGCTAATATAGTTGACAGCATTAAGAACAATAAAGGTCTGTAATCTATTTTCATAGCTTGATAATTTCTTGAATAGTGCTTTGTGGCGTTAGTTCTATTCCGTGGTTTTTAAAGAATGATAGTATCATATTCAAATATGAGTTACCACCTCTTGCACCCGTTGAATAAATCTTAACGAACTGATCCAATTGACCTGTATATTTAAACTCATATCCTGCTAAGTAAGGTGACATTCCGTAACTCTTTTGATTCGCTGCAATTTCTTTAGAGTAGTAAGGTTTAATTACTATCTTTTTGTTTAGGGGAAATGCTTTATGTTCACCATTTGCTACCTTAGTAATGTACTTTACCTGCTGAGATATTCCCGTCATTAGATTAGGGAATCCTTGATTTGCGCCGCTATCTGTGTTGCCTATGTTACCAGGATTATTATATCTGTAAGATCGTGTGCCTTTATAGAACCCTTCCTTTTGTGCCATGATAATACATAACAACTTCATCCCCTTAGTTAAGTTCAGCTTTTCGATGACGGGAATATACTCATGTATAATCTCTTTTGAAAGTGATATTTTAACTTCGTTGTTTATAGGTGCATCGGGAAACTCCGAACCTTTGATTTTTACGTTCTTATATTTATCCATCATTCTATTGTTGGTTTAATCTTCTTACTGAAAGCATCCGTTATTTTAATACCACTTGCCATACCTACCCACGCAAAGAATACTTCTGAGTTAAAGCCGTGCATGAATAAATCTGCCCACCCGTAGAAAAACACGGATAAGGAAAAAGTAAACATTGTAACAAGCGTAGCTGAAAACTTCCCGTTACGCTTTAACGTATCGTTTAATATGTCTTTTAGTGTAGATGTCATGTGGTACCACTGCAATTAGTTTAACTCGGTTGTTTATTTTATCTTCGTTTGATAGGCTTCTTTCAATGTAAGACTTCGCTTCCCAACATGAATACAATTTATTCTCCACGTTTTCAAGTCGTGAGTTCATCCACCATAAAGCCATAAAGCAAAGAGCGTTTATTCCGTACTTCTTTACAAGTTCGTAAGCCTCTACCATTAGAATAGATTTACTTGTATAGGGTTGTAATCAATCAACGGACATTCTTTGACCCACTCAATAGAGCATTGATTCTGTTCTTCGATAGATATAAACCAATTCCCGTCAGCATCGAGTACAGGATTAAATAGATTCGATGGAATGAACTCCACTCCTTGAAGTTGTTCCGCTTGTGCTTGTGTTACTTTTACTACTTTCATATATTACGGGATAAAGTTGTGTTAAACGTTGCAACGGCTGTATTCAATGCTGTTACTTCAGTAGAATTAAGACCAACTCCAAAAGATGAGAATGCACACTCGTTGTCTTGGAAATAATCAATATCCCCATGACAACAACCCAAGTAAACACCATATCCAAAAAGATCAGTATGTGAAGTTGAAGTTAAATTACTTCCGATTGAACTCGCGTTTTTATAAAATACGGCGTTATCTACCGCTAATCTTGAACCCACATAAAAACCTCGCGCATCTGTTTCTGATGATGAAATACGTCCTCCACTTGTAAAATTACCTGAGTCAAAAATTCTAACGTTAGAACCGCCCCCTCTTTTAATTGCTAATCCATACAATGGATTCCCTGTTCCGGTATTTCCTCTACCCATTACCCATCCGTCACCAATTGGATTTTGAGTTCTTGAATAATAACTCATATGGAAATCGTTTCTACGAGTTGACTCGGAGATATCATCCATAGCCCAAAACGTACCTGAATAACCCGTTGTTCCGTTCGGTTTTGCTCCTGTGCTTGAATGCGTCCAACCTCCAGCAAAAGATAAACGATATGCCGCGTCTAAATCTCTTGGGTCTTTCAAGTTCCATTTGTGAGTAGTTGCTGACCCCCCCACGAAAGGATAAACCGCTTTCATCTTAGCCCATATCGAAGCAGCTTTCAAATCAACCACCAACTGATTAACTGCACTTTGTTGTGTAGGGTCTGTTATACTCGCGGCTGTAATGAACGCTTGAGCGTCTGTATCTGTATAAACACCAATCAATGAAGTGTCACCACTCCAAGAATCAGTATGACTTAACCCCCAGCTTATATCGTTGTTATCCCCTTGCTGCCATCCTATATCGTTGTTAACAGCACCTTGCCCCCATTCACTTGGCATCCTTCGTGTTTTTATCGTTTAACTTAGCTAAGTAAACTTTTAGCTTTACTACGTTTTCTTCTTTCGGCTTATAGCCTTTATTTAAAATACCCATGAAGTGAAATTTTGGTTTTTATCCGGGTACATATCTTCACCCGTGTTACTTGAATACTCAGGATAAGTGCTTGAGTTTTGACAGATATAGTCAATGAACCTTTCTTGATAGTGTTGCGCTATGCTTCGCTCTTTAGAAATAAGCACGTTTAACTCATCTACGCTTATCGTATCAGCGTTTTCCGATCCGTGTTTATACACTCCCTTGTTCGCTATTGTATAAGCTGCAAAAGGTAAATACTCCACCATAGCCCAATGTATCAACATCGGTTTAATATAAGTAGTTAATAGGCTTAGATACGGGTTTGCAATTGTAGCTGCTACTATATCATCGTTAATCTTTTGGAATAGATTAGAACCTAGTACATTCTGAATATGTATATCTTGCGCTATCTTTATGAACGCTGTGAATTTATCGGGGTCAACATTTCCATTCATCGCTGTGAACTTTATAATATCTTCCCTGGTTACGAATAGAGCTTGTGCCATTATTTAACGTCTGAAGGTAAATTTTTATTGTTAGGAGAAAACCCTTTTAACGGCATATCGTTAGGCATTGTGTACACCTTCTTATCATTCGTTGGTAGAATCTCACCTTCTTTTCTTGCTTGTGCTGGAGTAACTAAAAAGTTTTTAGCTAAAGGGTTTGATAAGTCAGTACCTTTTCTTCTGTATGTTTCGCGCTGCCATTTATGGTGGCAACGTGGCCCACCTTTATAAAGCCAAATAGAATACTTATCTGCTCCATGTTCACCGAAACCTTCGTTTACTTTCATTTCGCCCATTGCTATAATATCTTCTTTTCTATATAGCTTACTTGCACTCATCATAGCTTTGCAAAAGTCACGCTCTGAACTTGTGCTTCCGACATATCTATATCTTGTTAAGAATAGTTTAGTATCTTGTTCGCTTTTTCTTTTTGTATATGGTGAACCCGTAGAAACAAGGTTATACAGTTTACTTAGGATAGTGTCTTTTGGATTATTAGCTAGTTCTATTTCAGCGTCCATCGCATCATCATTATCATAATCCACTTCTCTAGCGTCTATTAACTCCCACTCGTCTAGGTTAATATCTTCGCCAAATTGATCAAGTACAGATTGCTGCTTCATGGCAACGGCTTGTTTTTGCGCTTGTTCCTCTTCTTTCTTTTGGTTCTGAGCCTCGAAATCTTCAAACAGGTTTAAACGTCTGAAGAATAAATCTAAGCTAATATTATTGTAAGCTAGGATGTTATCTAGTGCATCAGTTGCTTCGTCTTGCTGTGGCTTGATTACTGTATTATGAAAGTAAACACTAGCCGTTTCAATCTCATCAGCATTTGAGTTAAAGCCTTGACCATCTTTATTGATACCGATAAGCATTGAAGACGTAACGCCATGAGATGCCAATATCTTATCTCTACTTTCGTTGGATAGATATTCGTAATGCTGGGGCGCGTCATTCAGTTGGATAGGGTCGACAGTTGTTTTAGTTGTTTCGCTATCATTAAATGAATATACTGTTTTACGTCCTTTAGAACCGCTCAACTTCGCGTCGAATGAATTAACCGCCATTCGTTGTTCTTCCGGTGTTGGCTTCCCGTTATTGAAGTTTACAATCATTGTAGGGGAAAACGCGTTTCTTGTTTCATTAACAAGGTATGCAGCTATTTCCTCCTCCAGTACGCAGTAATCTAAAGCACCTTCATAATCTACTGAATGGAAGTATTTACGACCTACTGAGTAACCGCCATAAACATAAACCTCAATAGGTTCATTTGACATCCCAAAGCAAGGGATAAACTTAGGAATAAACTTCTTTGTATCTTCCCAATTATCTGAATAATACCAACCCTCAATAATTCCCTCTTCGTTGCACTTAGCCGGGCGTAAAAGGTTCATAGGGAAATGAGTAATAGACTTTACAGATTTTCTATCTTTAGAGTAAATGATCTGAAATGCCCCCGAACCGAATAGCTTTCTAT